TAATTTCTTGCCAAAATTTAGTCTCATTTTTTGCCACTTTTTGCCGTAATTGGTTTGTTATATTTTCAGCTTAGGTTTAGACATTTTCCATGATTCAATAGGTGAAATCTCTATTACAATCCGGTGAGTCTCTCTAGCTCCAATCATATTATTTTGCAACATGTAGATAGATTTAATGTCAAAATGTCCATCGGGAGATCTAAACTCTCCATGTGGAACTTTAACCTGTACTCTAGCTTGTTGAGCTGAAGGAGATTTTAAAAATCTATCTAATTGTAAGGCCAGTTCTTTTGCGTTAATCATACGTTGACTTTTACAACAAGTTACTGTATTTGTCAATACATGGGATTACCAAAAAGACTCACAGAAATGCAGATGAAATTCGCTCATTTGCTAGTATCAAATGAAGGTAGAATGACTGGTTATGAGTGTGCTAAGGAAGCAGGATACTCAGAAGACAGAGCAAGAGTCACTGCATCAGAATTACAGAGTCCAAAA